TCACAATGACATTATTTGATCCAATCACACCATCAGGTGCTCAGGCGGTAATGGAATGGGTACGTTTACACCACGAATCTGTAACAGGTAGAGATGGTTACTCTGACTTCTACAAGAAAGATTTAACATTAGATGTTTTAGGTCCTGTAGGTGATATCGTTTCAGAATGGATTATCAAAGGTGCCTTAATTACTAACGTTAACTTCGGTGATTTCAGTTGGGACAATGAATCAGCAGCTCAAAACATTACAATGACTGTTCAGCCTGATTACTGTATCTTGAATTTCTAATAGTAAAACAAATATTAAAGAAAGCTCGCATTTTTTGCGAGCTTCTTTTTTTCTGGCATATTTATATAGGACAATTAAGTTATAACAAATAAAAATTATGGAAGAAAATAAATTTAAATTCCCAACCGAGGTTGTAGAATTACCTTCAAAAGGTTTACTTTACCCTGAAAATTCACCTTTAGCATCTGGAAAAGTAGAAATGAAGTACATGACTGCTAAAGAAGAAGACATCTTAACAAATCAATCATACATTTCAAAAGGTAATGTATTAGATAAGTTATTAGAATCTCTTATTGTAGATAAAACAATAGATGTTAAAGATTTTATTATTGGTGATAAAAACGCTTTGTTTGTAGCCGCTCGTATTTTAGGTTACGGTAAGGAATATTCATTCACTTATGATGGAAAAGAAGTAACAATAGACTTATCAGAAGTTGATAATAGACCATTTGATGAAGCTTCAGTTACTAAAGGTGTAAATGAATTTTCTTTTACTTTACCTCATTCTAAAAACACAGTCACGTATAAAATTTTAAACGGACATGATGAAAAGAATATTAACAAAGAAATTGAAGGACTAAGAAAAATTAATAAAGATGCTTCTCCAGAATTATCTACTCGTTTAAAATATGTTATCACTTCAGTTGAAAATGATAGAGATGCTAAAACAATTAGAAATTTTGTAGACAGTTATTTATTAGCTAAAGATTCTAGAGCCTTAAGAGAACATATCAAAAACACTCAGCCGGATGTTGATTTGACATTTAGAACAGATAGCGGTGAGGAGGTCGCTATCCCGGTAGGGATTAGCTTTTTTTGGCCTGACGCGCGATAACGCTCCTAAAATTCGTGTAAGTTTATTTAAACAAATTCACGATATAGTGTTTCACGGTAATGGAGGATTTGATTGGTATACAATTTATAATATGCCTATATGGTTAAGAAAATTTACTTTTAGCCAAATCCAAAAACATTATGACGATGAAAAAGAAGCTTATGAAAAGGCTAAAAACGGAGGCAAAACAACATTAATGGATTCCTCAGGTAATGTTAATAAATCTCAAGCTAAACAAGCAACTAAAAGTATTACTCCACCTACTTATATTACAAAGGCATCAAAAAAATGATGCCTTTAAATATTTATAACAAAATATTCTAAATGGCTACTCCTGAAGAAATAAAAAGACAAAAAGAATTAAATGATCTTTTAGAACAAGAAAACAAACTCATAGAAAGAAGACGAAGACTTCAGTCTGATAGTTATGATTTATCTTCAACAATATTAGAAGATTTAAAAGAAACTTTAGGTATTCGATCTAAATTAACCGCGTATGAAAAAGGTATATATGATTTAAATAAAAAAATAAATCAGTCTATAGGTGATCAAAAAACTAAATATGAGGATATTAATGACATTCAAAAACAAATTAAAAAGAATAAAGATTTAATAAATAAAGCCTCTTTATATGAACAAAGTTTAGAAAAAGGAATAAGCCAATATCAAAAAGATAAAATAAAAAATTATCTTAAAGAAAAAGAATTAGCTACTGATTTAGAAAAACAAATAGAAGATTTATTAAATAAAGAAAAAGAAGGCGAAAATATTAACAGGCGATTATTAGGAAGTTTAAAAGGTAGATTATCACAAACTTATAATATAATTGAAAATGAGAAACGATCGTTAACTTATTCATCACAACTATTAATTCTTACTAAAGAACAACGGAAAGAATTAGAAAAAGTACTTAAATTAAGAGAAGTTGAAGAATCAATAATGAAACGTCAAGCCCAACTAGATGAAATGCGGCAAAGACGTTTAGGTATATTTGGTGGAGTATTACAAGGATTATCTAAAATACCTTTTTTACAAAAATTAGGAATTGACTTTAAAAAAATTAATGATGTAGCTTTAGAAACAGTTAAAAAAACAAAAAGTGGAGTTCAAGGCTTGATGTCTGGTTTAGGAGAATTAGGATCCCAACTTGCTAAAACCCTTACAAATCCCGCTAATATAGCATTATTTGTTATAATGCAAATGGTAGATGCTTTAATGAAAGCAGATAAAGCAACAGGTGATCTAGCTAAATCTTTTAATATAACATATGATGAAGCATCTCTCCTAAGACAAGAACTTATAAGCATGGCTAATAGTTCAGGAGATATAGCTGTAAATGCTATAAGATTACAAGAATCTATGGTTGCTATAGGTAAAGCCTTAAGCACTAATGCTGTACTAAATGAAAAAGATTTAGTATTCTTTACCCAGATGAGAGAAAAAGCTGGTTTAACTAATGATGAACTAATTGAACAACAAAAATTAGCTTATGTTAGTGGTCAATACTTAGAAAACAATGTTTCTAACTTGTTCGTCGCTGCTAAAATGACCGGGTTAAGAAACAAAATGCTTTTAAATGAAAAAGATATAATGAGAGAAGTTAATGCTACATCCAACGCGATCAAATTATCTTTAGGTGGTGGTGGAAAAGCATTAGGTGAAGCAGCCGCTCAAGCTAAAATATTAGGAATGAATATGAAGCAAATTGAAGACATTGCTGGTTCATTACTTAACTTTGAATCATCTATTTCAGCTGAATTAGAAGCCGAATTACTAACTGGTAAAGACTTAAACCTAGAAATGGCCCGTTTATATGCTATAAATAATAATATGGCGGGTGTTGCTAGAGAAATTCGTAAGAATTATGGTAGTATAGCAGATTTCCAAAAAATGAATCGTCTTCAACAAGATGCCGCCGCTAAGGCTGTTGGTATGACTCGTGAAGAATTAGCTAGAACTTTAACTGATGAACAAGCATTATTAGGATTATCAGGGGAAAAAAGAAACGCGGCTCAAGCGGCTTTAGAATTTGCTCGTGCTCAAGGTATGACTGAAGAAGAAATTAGAAAAAAAACAGTAAATGATTTACAAAACCAACAATCAATCCAAGAAAGATTAAACGATACCACAGAAAAATTAAAAGAAATATTTGTAAGTATAGCTCAACCTTTATTACCTATTTTAGATATATTAGCTCAAATATTTGATGTTATTGGACAAATAATGTCGCTTTTAGATCCTTTTATACAAGCGATTGGTGGAATTTTTGCTGTTGTAGGAGATATATTTGATCCTCAAACCTATAAAACAGGAAAAATGAGTCGTTATAATAAAGCAGAGTCTAGATATAATGAAAGTGTACAAAAGAATTGGGTTGAACCTTTTACACCAGTAAAAGATATGGAACTCAATAATGAAACAGGTGAAACAACAATATCTTCTAGATTTGGTGGTATATATGGTGTTGCTGATGAGGACACAATACGTGTAGGACCAAAAGAAACTATTAATGGTGGTGCGTCAATGAACAACATTGATAAAGTACTTAATGGTATAAATTCTTTAACCAAAGAAATCATACAACTTAACCGACAACCTATTCATATTTCAGTTAAAATAGATGATAAAGAATTAATAGCCGTTACTGCTAACCGTGCTAATGAAAGAAGCAATTTAGAAAAAACAACAGCGTATAAACCTCAATAAGATAAATATTTATAATAAAATAAAACCATGGGAATATTAACTAAATTACAAACAAACGGCTCTGATTTAACTAACTTAGATGGCAAAACCCCATCTAAATACCCAGGAACTTCTCAATATCAAAAAGATTTAGCAGTATCACAATTAGATCTAGATGGTAAAACACCCGCTAAATACGATCAAGTATCTAAATACCAACAAGTATTAACCGCTTCACAATTAGATTTAGATGGTAAAAAACCTTTAGAATATGATCAAAAATCAAAATACCAAGAAGTATTAGCTAAATCTCAATTAGATAGAAATGGAATAACTCCACCTTCATATAATGGTGTTTCTCAATATCAAAAAGACTTAGCTGTATCACAATTAGACTTAAACGGTAAAACCCCAATTAAATACACAGATAACCTTCCTAAATAATGGGATTACTTAACTTACTTACCGATCCTAAAAACTTTAAGTTTTACAATGGAGGCCAAGGATATACTGGCGACGGGTCAGTTCCTAATTTAAAAAATATCCCGTACGGTAAGGATAGAATATATCAAGGAAGCAGTAATCAACCTTATATTCAAACACCTATTCCTGATGGAACAAACACTTTAGGTATACTCAATAATGATTTTGTTTGGAGAGCAGGTATTGAAGCCCCTATTAATTCAGAACAAGATGTAATACGTTTATCTAAAATGTTTTCTGATACGAAAACACCAAATGGGTTGTTTTTTACTATCAAACAAAATCTTTTATCTCTTACTGCTGTTCGTACTGAAGCTAGTACTAATATTCTTAATGAAGGTGTTTATAACCCATTAAATACATTAGCTCAAGCAGGAATTTTATTTGTTGGAGGCCATTTAAATAAACAAGGAAGTCCATACAGTAGACGAACTTATTCAGAAGCAGTAATTACTAATAACCAACCATACAAATTACAAACCAGAACAGAAACTCAGACTGTTTATAGTAATAGTAATTATAATGAAGTATTTGAATTAGGATATAGTGAACCAACATTAACTACTACTTTTGTTACTACCCAGATTAGAGGTCAATCAAACCGTTTACTTAATTTATGGGATAAATTCATAGATGTTAAAAATGATAGTCCTACTTTATTTTCATACACAGGAGGACCAGGAGCACCTAAAGGTGTAGGTGTTACTAATATAAAAATCTCCAGTCAAAGAACAGGTATAAACAATCCAGAATATACTGATGAAACCTCCCCTTCTTCTTATTTTTTAGGCACTCAGAAAAAAATAATTACCCCTGGATCTTATTTAATTAATAACTCTATTAGAGGAGCATCAGGACAATATTTTACATTAGCTGGTAAACTTCTTACTGGCCCTACTGTTTTATCAGCAGGAAACTCTATAAGTATTGGAGATAATAACCGTAATGTATATAAACCAACAACAGGAGATAATAGATGGCCTAGTAATACTGCTTTAATTAATGCTCAAAATACTTATACTTATACCCAACAGGATATAATTGATACTCCTTCTACTTATAAAGAATATGGTTTTTCACCTCAAACTCAAGATTTTAGAAGAGTATTAAGATACAAAAAAGTACCCCAAGAAGGAAAAATAGTCAGAGCGAATGCTGTTTATGCTGGTCAAATACCTCAAGCCCCTAATTATTCAAGCTCAAGAATTGAAGAAAGAGTAGGACTAGGAGACCCAGGAGCAAGAGCAGGTAAAAATTATGGTAACTATTCACAAGGTGTACGGGATTATATCACTGATAAAAATTATTATGGCATATGGACTGTTTCCAATGACGATAACCCCGATGACATATCTTACACAGGCAGTGCTGGCTTAGATAGACTTAATTCTGGCCCAGTATATTATAGACCAGCTGTTTCTACCAAAGAAAGATGGTATAATGATTTAGTTAAATTTAGAATTGCTGTTATAGATAATAATAATCCCTCAAGAAAAACATTTATCCATTTTAGAGCATTTTTAGGTTCTATTTCCGATTCATACAGTGCAACATGGGATCCTGTAAAATATTTAGGAAGAGGTGAAAATTTTTATACTTATGGTGGGTTTACTAGACAAATTTCATTATCTTGGACTGTAGCAGCCCAATCTAAAGAAGAATTAGTACCAATGTATAAAAGACTAAACTGGTTAGCTTCAAGTTTAACTCCTGATTATAGTTCAAACGGTTATATGAGAGGCAATCTAGCCCAATTAACCATTGGAGGCTATTTATATGAAGTCCCAGGTATTATAACTAACTTATCATATGAAATGGATGATAATACTCCATGGGAAATTGGAATAGATGCTTTTGGTAATATTTCAGATGATTCTACTGTTAAAGAATTAGCTCATATTATTAAAGTAACCAGTTTTACATTCATTCCAATCCATACATTTAGACCAGAAACAGCACCTCCAGGCCGTATGAACAATCATCAACAATATATATCTTTAGCAAACGGAACAGATGTAACTAACAATTTATATGGAATGCTGCCTTACCTTTCACCCGGTGAACTTTATGATCAACAATAAATGAATAGATATCAAAAAATACCCAAAACAAAAATTGATGGCAAATTAGTTTACGTAACTTCTCGTTATCCTGAAGTTCCTTTGTCTAACAACGATATTTATGTTTATACTACTCAAGGAGATAGATTTGATGTTCTAGCTCAACAATACTATAAAGATAGCTCTTTATGGTGGGTTATATCAATAGCGAATACAGGAAACGCAGGTTATAATACTTTAGCAAACTTCCCTCAAAACTCTTTGATAATACCTGAAGGCATTCAAATTAGAATACCAGCCAACTACGCTCCAGTAGTACAAAATTTTAATTTAATAAACGGTTAATATGAACATAGTAGGTGAAGGTTTTAATAAAAAAATAATAAATCAAATTAAACAACGTCAAAAAGTTTA